CTGATTTTACCACATCTATATTTACGTGACTAAGTAAAATGCCCGTGTCTGCTCCCACCGCTCCGTCGCTAAAAATCCCCGCCTCTTTGTATGTGCCGTCGCATTCTGTCTGGCTAAAAAATCCGGTTATGTATGCTATGTTGCTTGCGCTTGTCATTGACGCTACGGCGTTCCTATAACTCTCTGTGCCTAATGTCGTATCTGCTATTAAAACAACTGTGTCGTCAGTTCCTAGTGCTATGTGGCTCGCTAGCATGTCATTGTCAGGCGTCGGATCGGTTATATTATTCAAAATCATTGCAAACGCTACAGTCGTGATTATATTATGGTAGTATTTAATCTCCTTGCTCCCGTCCGGGTTCTCTAATGTAAATCTGTAAATGCCAATAGCACCGGCTTTTTCGCCGACTTGCTTTTTAATCTCGACTACTTTGTTTTTAAATGCTTGGTCTATCATATTTTTTATATACTTTTATTATAACATTTTTTTAAAATTCTCACTAGCCTAATCTACTGCCGTCTAGCACAAAAACTCTACTTGTCCCTGTCGGTACGTATGGCCCGGCAACAAAAATTACATTGTAATCTAGCGCTTGTACTGTTAATGCCTCTGTTATCTCTGACGTCTCCGTTATATCTTCGTCGTCGGTGTTTACTTCTACTGCGTCTGCTATCTCTAAATACTCTAACGGGAATACTGTTTTTTCAATTACTGTCTCTCCCTTGTCCTCTATTAATCTGTCGCCTGTTTGTAATAGACTTATCATAAAATCTATTAGTCCTATTGTCCGCATTGTGACTAGCTTTACTTTGTACGTAAAAACGTCTCTCGTTATCATTGAAAAACTAACGCTCTGTATTAAAAATGTTTCGCTTACATCTAAAACAGACGACGTTATGGTTATTGCTTGCCCACTCCTTAGCCCTCCGGTATATGTCTCAAAGCCTCCCTCGATTAGCCCATTTTTATATGCCTCTAATTCTGCCTGAGCATAACTAACCGCCTCGTCTCTGCTCTTTAATGTTTTGTCTGTCTTAGCAAATTCAAATACCCCGTACTCCAAGACTGACACTGGATCCTCAACCTGTACCACCAAATTATACAATGGTGTCCCTAATACTTCTACGTTATCTGCCCCTACTGCTGGGACTGTTCCAGCTTTAAATCTAATATACTTTTGATTGTAATCCCAAAAGCAATCGAAGTCGTCTTCATTATCTAAAAAATCTATGCCTACTGTTTTGGCTACGCTCCCAACTTCGACTGTCGGTTTGCCACTAAATTTATTTGCTAATCTGAAAACTAACTTGCTACCGTCGCCGTCAAAATACTCTGTCCTGTCATTGCCCTCTATCTCTCCGCCCTTAATAAAAACTCTGTTTTTAATCTGAGACATGTCATTGCTAACCGCTAATCCGTTAGTTACATAATTACCGTCTCCGTCACTAATGTTAAACGGCGCTAACTCTGTATTTTTTTCAAAAAAATGTATATCCTTATCGTAATCTATGTACCAACTATACCCGGTTAAATCTGCGAGCTTTTGTATTGCCTCTGTTATTGTTATCCTATCGAACGCTACTTTTGTTATTTCTAAAATGCAAATAACGTTAGTCGTAGTAAAACTGCCGTCTGAAAAATTTGTCAAAATATCGTCTATAATATCGGCTACTGTCTCCGCCTCATAGCCCTCGTTTACTAATTGTCTATCTAAATCATAGCTATAATCTTTACATCTAACTTTGTATTTTACCCGGTTGCTTGATACTCTCTGTTTAGCTACGTTATGTATTACTCCACCGAATATCTTTGTTGCTCCGTCGTACATCTCCACGTCGCTGTTTGTCCCTGGTCTAAATGTTTGCGCGCTATGATAAATAATATCAAATGATAACGTATCTGTTTTTTGGTTTAATACATCTGTTTTTTTAACCGAGCCAAATTCTATTATGCTCGACTTATCAACCGTGTCTATTTTAATCGTTATCATTGTTTTATAATTTAACCGTATCTTTAATAGCACGCATTATTTCATTACCTATCCTGTCTGCTATGCCCTCCTCTCCTACAAATTCGTTGCCTGTAATACTTATAGTTATGTTGCCTCCTCCTCCTACTCCTGCTAATCCTCGACTCAATGGTATTACTGCCTCCGGCCCGTCCTCGCCTATCATTGCTATTGTCGGTTTCCTAACTATACCGCCTGTCGCTAATCCTATTAATGATTTTGCTCCAGAGTATGCGCTTGACGCTTTGTCGCTCACATAGCTAGATACACTTGACGCCGCGCCCTTGACTTTATTTACTACGTCTAAAAATGGTTGTATTTTATTTAATAACCAATTTATTGCCTCATCAAAAATATCCTTTATTCCTTGCCATAAATCTTTAAAATAATCTTTTATCCCACTCCAAACTTCCTGCGTCTTTGCTGATACGCTATCCCATACCTCGGCTACTTTGCTTTTTAAAAAATCCCAATGTTTGATAAGTAATAACGTTATAGTTATTGCTCCGGCTATGGCTAATACTATTAATGTTATCGGACTAAACAACAACCCAAACCCTGTAATAATTATCGGTAAAATTAATCCTAGTAAACCTAGCACGGCTACTAGCCCTGTTATTATCGCTACTACTATTATTATATTTCTAGCTAACGTCGGATTTTGCTCAATCCACGTTGCTAGCTTTTCTACTAATGGCGCCACCTTATCTAAAATCTTTTCTATTATTGGTATAAACGAATTGCCTAACGTCGCCGTTAAATTCGTGACTTGCGATTTTAATATCCTCTGTCTGTTGGCTAGGCTGTCGCTCGTATTTGCGAAGTCTCCCGCTGTTTTTTCTGTTGCCTCCATTAATAAAGAATAACGCGCTTGTACTTTTTCTGTCTCGCTCATTTCTCTGTCTACGTCTATAATCCCTGACGCTAGCGCGTGATGTTTTACCGCCGCCGCCGATAAATCAATTCCATATCTTCTCAATGGCTCAGTCTGTCCGGCTAGTCCCGACTGAAATAATGTCGCCGCCTGAGCTACGTCTATATTCATAACCGAAGCAAAGTCTGACGCTCTCCCTGTTAATTCTGCCATAGTCTCTACTACGTCCCCGCCCTCGCCCGCCGCTATCTGTGCGAAATTACTAAACTGCACGGATAACTCATTAAATTCTGTTTTTGATAATCCTACTGCCGTCGCCGCGTCCTCACTTAATTTCAATATCCCCTCTGAGGCTTTACCAAAAACAACCTCTACCGCGTTAATGCTCTCCTCTAAATTTGACGCTCCGGTAATTGCTAGCCCTACCCCAGCGCTAATTGCGCCAAAAGCAATACCACCCGCTACTGCCATTTTTTTGAAAGCGGGTTGCATTGTGGCTAACTTGCCTTTTACTTTGTCTAATTTGCTATTTACTTCCGTAAACGCTTTATTAGTTTTATTCTCTGCGTCTATTACAAGTTGTAATTTTTTAGTCGAGGTGGCCATATTATTTTTTATTTTGTTGTTGCTTTTTTAACTCCTCTGCTAACTCTAGTATGTACCACTCTGGCTGTCGCATAAATGTATAATAATCCCAACCAAGCAAAATAGAAAAATGTACAATTAAGTTTGTTGGCCAGCCTCTACTACTTCTTTTTTTTTACGTCTGTTTGCTATCTCTGTTTTTATAAAATCGTAATCGTCCTCCGGCAAATTCATAACCAGTTTTACTACCCCGTCTTTTACTCCGTCTACCGATACTATAAATTTCTCTATCTCTCTATGTGCCTCGTTGTTAATTGCCTTTGTGTCAAAATCTGATAGCTTGGCTGTCTTATTAGCTAGGTCTGGCTTTACTGCTACGCCTGCCATTAACGCCTCATCTATATATTCGGCGTCGCCTCCTGTTATCCAATCTTTAATTTCTATCTCTGCCCCGGCTAGCGGAGTTTTAATTTTTTTTGTTGGTGTATTCATAAGTGTTGTTATTAAATAATTAATTATGCGTTGTTGTAATCGTCTACTGTATTCTGTACCACCACGTTTATTGCCTCGCTGTCGGTATCTGAATAATGCGCTTTGAAATCAAAGCTGTCTCTAACTATATCGTCTATTGGTCTGTCTGGGCTTGATGTTTCAAATGATACTCTGTCTAACTGTATTATAATACTTGGGCTATATCCTCCGCCTAAGTCTACATCTGATCTACTCAATGTAATCTGCATTGCTCTGTATGTCCCGTCCTTATATAAATCGTGATATGTGTCGCCCTCGTAATCTAATGTTAAACTGCCCTCTATGTCTAATAAATTTGCTATCATATCTGTTGGCGTGATCGAGCCGATATTTTGTTGCGCCCTAGCATTGTTAGCTATCTTCAATGATAACTCTTTTACGTTAATTGCCTCCGCCGCCGCTAGCCCTGCCTTGCTGGTTGCTAATTTAATCTCTACATCAAATGGTCTGAAAATATAATCAGTCGCTACATAGGCTGGTACATAGCTTGTGTGTTCTGCCTCGTCTCTTGCCTCAAATTCTATTGTTGCGTTTACTAGATCGTCTACCGGTGTCCTCAATTCTAACGACTTAATCAGCGCTCCATTGTATGCGTAGTCCTGTTGCCCCGGTTGTGATAGCCCTAAAGATATTGCTGGAAATTGTGGGTTGTTTGCTAGAATTTCAAATGTATGACTATTTACTGTCCCGTAAACTGACGCAGTTGTACATTTACCGATAAGACTTTTTAAAATATAACCGATCCCCTCTGAACGTAAATTAAACTCTAGGTCTCCTACTGCTTTGCGCTGGACTACTTCTGAGCCTTGGCTTGATATACCGCTACCCTTGGTCTCTTTAATCAGCGCCTTTAATACTTCTACATTAATACCAGTTGGCGTTCTTGCCGGTATCCATTTTTGAGGATCTACTAATGTCCCCCTAGTTGCCTCTACGCCTATCCCTAGGCTTAAATCCTCTCCTTTTAGTAATGACATAAATTTATTCTTATTTTTTTTAAATTATTATTTAATCTATATATTAATTATAACATAATTCTATGTAATTGACACGTACTTAACACATTTCAAACCTACCTCTGCTATTCTGTATACTGCCTCGCCTCTTACTTCGTACTCCCAAATACTAGGCGTTGGCTCTACCCAATCGCATGCGTCGCCTAAAACATTTCTCTCTCTAAACGTTGACAACAATTCGTCTACTATTGTCTCCAACGCTGTTTCGGCGTTAGCTCCCTCTGTCTCTCCTTTAAACAGATAATAAATTCTAGCCTTAAAAACAAACACTACTTTATCGTTTGTACTCGATCCGTAGTCTGCCTCATTGTCGCTTGGCACTACTACCACCGCCGGGTACTTTTCAAAAGTGCTTTTGTCATAGCCGTAGCAAATACCTACGTCGTCTATTCCGTTTATTTTTGCTACTATCGACGCCCTAATTGTTTTAAAATCTGTTGGCATATTTTTATTTTAACGCGTTTACTACCGCGCCCTCAAATTGTTTATCTATAAACGAACTACTTTTGTCTATGGCTCTCTGTAAAAATGGATTTGCCTTTGTCCCCGGGTGGTGTACTACTTTGCCAAAAACATTATTCGTTCGTTTGTTTGCTAAAACTTTTTTATTTCGTATGCGTATTATATGTGGCCTAGTCCCCTCATGTACATATCCTGCATAATCGGCGTCTACTGATACTATTCCTCTGGCTACCCCTGACATTTTCGAACTAATACTTTGCCGTAAATTACCTCCACCGCCTTGTTTATTTACTGGTGCCTCTCTCTTCGCTGTCCCCTCGATCTTAGTAATCACTTTATCTATTGCTTTGCCTAACTCTTTTGTCATTTTCTCTGGGGCTTTTTTAAACGCGTCCTCTATCTCTTTTATGTTTTTAATTTTAAATTTTACTATGGTCGTTGGCATAATCTACGCCTTAAAAATTCTAATTAATATCTCCATGTGGTTTGCTCGTCCAGGTAAATCATTAAAACTCTCTACCCCTACTATCCTGTACTCATTACTCCCATGTATTACGCGATCGCCCTCGACTATATCCTGTATTGAGCAAAGCATTAACCTATCCTTGCCGAAGCCTCCCTCAATGTCTGCCGTTATGCTCTGGTCCAGGGGTTGTATATGACATGCTAGACTTGTTATCCATTCTGTATATTCTTTTTTTATACTACTACCCTCTACCGCCGTCATTCTTTTTACATCTACCGTGTCATTATAATTATTACTTATACCCATATTTAAAAATGAAATTTCTTATAGCTATCTAAAATCATTATCGCTCGCTTGAAATCCTGCCAGCCTTGGTCTGTTTTGTAGCTTACTGAATACTGGCCAACGCTCTCGCTCTTTACTTTGCCCTTGCTGTCGTCTGAATAGCCCGTGACGCCTGCTAACAAGGTTGTCGCCGCTAATGTTATGTCTGCCGGGCATTCCTCAGCATAGCCCCATTTTGCGGTTATAATGATGTTCTGTCCACCTGTTGTAAAATAGCCATTCTTTAAATGGATTTTTCTTTTTGGCAATTCGTTAGACGGGTAAATCCTATAATCGTCTGAGTCTACTGTTATCCTAGTCGCCTCTAATTCGCCCACCTCTAATTTTGTCAATTCTATAAAATCGTCTACTAAAATCTCGACCGCTCCGTCGCCGTCGTATTTTTTCTCGCTTGCTACTTCGTCAGCAATAAAATTACGGCCAGTCCGTAAATCAATAAACTTCTCAATGCTCTCTATCCACGATGTTATCTGCGAAACAAAGGAAGCATCAATCGCTTGGAGCGTGTAATTTTCTAACGCTGTTTTTGTTGTATATCCTTTCATATTGTTATTATAACATATTTATTAATTTCTTGGAAAGCCAGTGTAGGGGCTATCCTTGCTTGAATAAATGCCGGTTTTTTGACTGTACGGGTATACTTGCAAAACATAATCTAGCCCTTTGGTAATTATTATCTCGGTTATTACCCGGTACGCCAAGCCTTTCGTCAATTCTACTGACGATTTTATTTCATAAGCTAACGCTTTGGTTATATCCGCTTGGGTTTCCACCCTATAAATTAAACCTTTGCTTATTTCTCCTTGTGTAATAACCACATAGGCTAGTCCTTTCGTTAATTCTCCCTCTGTCAATATCTCATATGTTAGTCCCTTTGTTATTTCTATCTCGGTTATCACGTCATAAACTAACGCTTTTGTTTTTGCTAGCGTAGTTATTATTGTATAGCTCGCGCTCTTCGTGATCACTACCGGACTTTTTATTTCATAGTGTAATCCTTTGGTCAATGCTAACTCAGTTAAAATCATGTATTCTATCCCCTTGCTAATGTCCGTATCTGTTTGAACGGCATAAACCAAACCTTTGCTAATTTCTGCATATGTTAAAATTCTGTATGCTAAAACTTTCGGTATGCTTGTGTCTGTTATTACGGTGTAATCCAATGCTTTTTCAATTCCAATTATCGTCTTAATTGCGTAGGTTAAACTTTTTTCTATTGCAAACTCGGTTAATATAAAATAGCCTAGTGCCTTTGTTATTTCGGCCGGGGTTGTTAAAACCGTATATGCTAATCCTTTTGTTATACCCTCTGGCGTGGTAATAACTGTGTACTGTAATCCCTTGTTAATATCGGTCGGTATTATTATTGCGTACTCTAAATTTTTCTCAATACCCAATATCGTTTTAACTGTGTAGGCTAAACTTTTATTTATAGCTGTCTCTATTAAAATAAAGTATTCTAGTCCCTTTTCAATTCCAGTCGCTATCAAAATACAATAATCAAGTCCCTTGTCTATCGCCGTATCTGTTAAAATTGTGTAGGCTAATGCCTTGTCTATTGTCGCAGGTATCATTATCAAATACTCTAATCCTTTTTCTACTGCGACTGGCGCTTTGACTGTATAGGACAATCCCTTTTCAATCGCCACTGGACTTTTTATCTCGTACTCTAATGTTTTTGTTATTGCCTCTGGGATAGTCAAAATCATATAAACTAATCCCTTGTCTATCAAATGTGGCGCGTCTACTTGGTAGCTTAATGCCTTTTGAATATCTGTCGGTATCATTACGCTGTAAGTCAAACTCTTCTCTATACCAACTGGCGATTTAATTGTATAGGTCAAACCCTTGTCTATTGCTATTACAGTTTTAATAAAATAATCCAGTCCTTTTTCTACTGCGGTTTTAGCCAGTACCTCATACGCCAACGCTTTTTCAATAGCTGTAATTGTTAAAATTGTGTACGCCAAATCCTTGCTAATATCTGTGTCGGTTATTATACCGTAGGTCAAGGCTTTTTCAATATCTACCGGTGCCTTAGTTGTATAATCTAGCCCTTTGTTTATGTCGCTAGGTATCATTATGAAATAATCCAGTCCCTTGGTAATTTCTGCCGGCGTTGTTAAAATAGTATATGCTAATACTTTTTCAATTTCTGCTGGTGTTATTTTGACTGTGTACTGTAATCCCTTGTCTATACTTACCGGTGCTTTAATTTCATACTCTAAAGTTTTTTCTATATCTGTTTTTACCACGACTAAATAATCTAATCCTTTTTCTATCTCGTCTGGTATAGTTAAAATCGTATAAATTAAATCCTTTGTAATTTCGGCCGGGGTAGTTTTGACTGTGTATTGCAAATCCTTATCTATGCTAACCGGAGATTTTACTTCGTATGCTAATGCCTTTTCTGTGTCCGTGCTAACCACCACAAAATAATCAAGGCCTTTGTCTATTGTTGCGGGTATAATAATTCCGTAGGCTAATGTTTTTGTTATCGCGTCTGGTGTCTGCTTGATCGTATATTGTAATCCTTTTTCAATGGCCACCGGTGCCTTGACTTCATAAGCGAGTGCTTTTTCTACGTCGGTCTGAGACACTATTAAATAGTCCAAGCCCTTTTCAATTCCTGCCGGTATCATAATTAAATAATCTAGGCTCTTCTCTATTTCTGCCGGTGTGGTAATAACTCGGTACTCTAATGTTTTATCAATACTAACCGGGCTCTTTACTTCATAGGCTAGGGCTTTTTCCGTATCGGTTTGCGTCAAAACTAAATACACCAACGCTTTTTCAATAGCGGTGTCAGTTAAAATTGTATATGCTAGGGCTTTTTCAATTCCTGCTGGGTATGGCGTTTGTTGCTCTAATAAAATACCATCTCCATTCTCCTGAAGTATTTTATCTCCGTTTTCTTGTAATATGTAATCTGCCATTT